GTTATTGATATGGGGTCATGGACTCCTAAAGAACATATATTTGCACCTAAACAAGAAGATTATCCGAATTTAGGCTTTATGCCTCCAATTGGATGGGATTGGGATATTTAATATTGATGTTCTTATTTTGCCGCCGCACTTTTTTCGCACTTTTTTCACTTATTAAGGTCAAATTATGAAATTTTATTGGTTTTGTAGACACAACTATTTTGATATTAAAAATTTATTTGTTAAATTAGAAAGCGCAGGATTTGACGGAGTACTTTTAGCTTACGCACAAATGGGAGATCCATTTTCTGTTCTTGCACATAACATTATGCCCTCCAGCAAAATGGAATATATAGTTGCAGTAAGACCATATTTAATTTCACCACAATATGTTTCTGAAATTGTTGAATCTTTTGAGTCCTTTGCTCCAGGAAGACTTTCTTTAAATATAGTCCCAGGAGCGGTTATAGATTCAGAGAAAATATATGGCGGAATTATTGGTGAAGTAAACGATTCTTCTTCGCAAGAAGATCGCCGTAACTTTTTAGGTGAATGGATAAAGGAATATTCTCAATGTAGAAAAACAGAAAATAAAATTTACGTATCTGGGCATCACTGTGATATTGTAGAGTATTCTGAGTATTCAGATTCTTTAATAATGAATTATCGTGTTTATAATTCTGACTATGGATATATTCCAGTGTCTAAACCATTTTATATTTCAATGTCTCCAGTCATACAAGGAGACCCAAATAAAATAGATAAAGATGACATGGTAGTTAGTCGTAGTGATTTAAAGGAAATAATAGAAAAACTTGAAAAAAAGGGAGTTGAGGGTATATTTTTTCACAACCCCATGAATTTTGGTCAACTATCATATATAATAGATTTTGTTAAAGATTATAAAGCCTCTAAGCAGTACATTACCCATTGAATTTTTTGATGTATAATATGTTTAGGGCAAAGATAAGCCAATAGGAGGCACAAAATGAATTGGATAGAGTACACTAAAAGCGAAGATCTTTTAGTAGAGTTTACATCAAAGCTAGCTAATGACCTTTCAAAAGAGGCGGGTCACGATTTTAATGAATTAACAGAAGAACAATGTCAAGAGATTGGGTCTTCTTTAACAGCCGCATGGTTCGATGGTAAAACTTCAGATGAAGTAGTCGACTACCTAGTTAAAAAATATGGAACAGAAGCAGAAAAGAAATCTTATAACGAATGGTTAATTGAGAGGGCATAATGTCAATTTTAAATTCAACGTCACCTGCAAAAAAATATGATCATTTAGGTGTATATTACAGAAAAAGTTTTTTAACACCAGAGGAAGTTGCAGTTTTATCTAATTATTCTTCTTTGTATAAATCAGAGTCAGATAAGTATGAAGTTGGATTTATCTCTTCTAAATTTATTCAGAATGCCGCAGAGAGCTATCAATATAAAAATCAAGTAAAAGAAATTTTTACAAAAATAAAAAATGAAATGAAATCTGTATACAACATAGACAGTTTGTATTTAAATATTGTTCAAGATATAAAAATTAGCTCTTCTTCAATTGGTACAGGGGCTTCATCTAGTTCGTATTCTTCAAAAGATTCTGAAGACAAGAACGGCATAGTGGTTAAAAAATTTGTTTTGCCTACTTCAGATGGTTGGACGCCAGGCCAAGAATCTTCAGCCGATCCTGCATGGTGTGTCATTGTTGGTCTTTCAACAGACACTTTTGAAGAAGGCGGAGATATTAATGTAGGAAGTGTTTCTGAAAAGATTAACTCTGGAGACGTTATCTGGTTTAGCTCTTCTGTATCAAAATCTTACTCTGTTTCAAGTTTTGATCCAGTATCAGACATAAATACGCCAGTAGGAGATACAACTCCAGATACTGTAAAAAACTTTTTAGATTTAACTATGACAGATATTCAAGAAGGTTATTGGCAGTAGTATATAATGCTAGGGTGGACAATAATAGAAGATTTTTTATCTTCTGAAGAAACTTCTATATTATTAAAATCCTGTAAAGATATTTATAAAAAAAATCCAGATTCTGATAAGTTTTTGGGAGGATATGATATTTTTGAAAGCGACAGGTCTGTAAGAGAAGTGCTTAGAAAAGTATTTGGATTTTCAGAATACTTTTTTAAAGAAAAATATAATACAAAAAATGATTTAAGGATAATCACCTGCTTTGGCGCTAGGCTAGCAAATAATGCTGAATATACAAGACACCAAGACAAAAGACATTTTTATCCAGAAGAAAAAGAAGGCGATGTTATTTACACAAGTCTTTTATACCTAAATGATGATTATGAAAATGGAGAGCTTAATTTAGAAAATCCAGATTTTGTAGATAGAGTAGCTGGGGTAGTTCATGAAGGAGATCTAAAGTTTAGGCCTAAACCAGGAACTTTGATATTGATGACTGAAAATGTTTATCACACTGTTTATCCAGTAACATCTGGCGAAAGATATAACTTTACAATGTTTTTTTGCGATACAGATTCAAAATTTAAATTAGTAAAAGAATTACTTTAATATTCTTTAGGTAAATACTCTTTTTGATTTGTAAACACTTTATCTTCATAAAAATTTGGAGATTTTAAAAATGCTGGAACTACATATCTTGTAGGACCAGCAGCAACATGTCTTACTCCATGATTAAATTCATCATTACCTGGAAATATTAATAAGTCTTTTGGCTTTGGCTTCATTTCAAAATTAACATTGGGCCAAAAAATTTCTCCAGCATTGTAATCATCATGTATATATATAATTGCAGCATATTTTATTGAAGGGTCAGTATATTGGTCAGTATGTGCTACTAATTCTACCCCTTCATACATTCTTTGAAAAAAATAAAATCCAGAACATATTAACTTTTCAGGACCAGTTTTTATTACATCTTGCAATCTTTTAGTCACAATATGATTTAATTTATTGTCTATAAACTCTAAATTTTTGTCATGCCAGTTACTTGTAATTTCAAACTTTCCTTCAGCTACTAGATTTTCTACGTCATCTCTACCAAATTTTTCTAAACAAAAATTTTTTAAATTATTTGTATACCACCCCTGCCAATCTTCTTCTGTTGCAGAATTTATCATTTCAAAATACTGATTAATTTCTTCATCTGTTACAAAATCATGTACTAATAAAATACCATCTATAGGCGAAGACGTTTTATATCCCGCCTCTTCCATTTCTTTTTGAAGATAAGTTGTCATATATATATTATAGCAAAACGAAACCCCCAACAAGAGGCGGATCCTGTGGGGGTTTCTGCGCCTATAAGGCGCACTGCACGGGGACAAAAATGCCCGCTCCATGCAATATTATTTTATGATTTGTTTTTCTACTAAAACGTCATAAACAGAAGTTAAAGTGTGTTCAATAGAAGGCCTACTTTGTTCTATAAACTTATCTGCCTCTTCTTCTGCCATTCCGCTCATAACTGCCATATTTTTATTAATTTCATTAAATGTGGCAACCATAATTGCAATTACTTCTTCTTTACTCATTATTTTCCTTGCCTCTAAATGCTGGGGAGGGTCCCAGCAAAAATCCCTCTTTATGATATTCTACCATTTTATTTATTTGATGTCTATCATTTTCATCTTTTGCTAATATATTTGCTATCAATGTAAGCATGTCATATATTCTATGACTCATAATATAATTTACTAAAGGTAAATTTTCTTCTAAATCTTGAGCCTCATCCATTATATTTTTCATCACCAGTTATATCTAAAAGAATTTCTTTAATACTTTTACCATTTTCTAAATTTTTTTCTAAATATGTAATAAAATATTTGGTTACTCTATCAGCAATAAATTCACGTGGTATATGTGCACACGGTATAACCATTGATAAATCTAAAATTAAATCTTTATTATATTTACTTTTTTCCATTTATTAAGCCTTCCATGTTTTTGTAAAGATGCATTCCTATATATTTTTTGTACTCACAGGATATGCAATATATGAATATATTGTCTTCCATATCTGTATTAGCAAAAAGAAGGCCTTGATCTAATGGACATTCTATATTAGGAACAAGGCCCTCTCTTGCAAGAGTTAAATATTTAGATACTACCTGTATCTTCAATTTATCTCCTTACTACTTTGGAAATTGAGTTACCAACTTCTTTGCTTTGCTAATAGAATTAGGCCAAGATGACCAATTCTTTCCGCCTTGAGTCATGTAATACGTTATCTCTGCGTTTATGACTGGATCAAACAAAAGTACGTTTGATCTCAATTCGAATTTCTCTTTACGATCTGTGCCAAGAGTTCCCAGCATATTGATCTGAAAAATTCCGTAGGAACTGTCTCCAGTATTCCTGTTGCCATTATATGCCATAGGGCGCCCATTGGACTCCGCTTTAGCAATGGCCCACGCCATTTTAAGGGCGTTTCCTTCAAATCCTACATTCTTAAGAAGCTTTTTAAGTTCTTCGTCTGTAAGCATCTCTGAAGGCTTATATACAGTATTGCTGAATTTTTCCAGCGTTTCTCTTTTCAGTTGTGCTTCATTTTTTGTCTCTGGTTTTACAACCAAAGCCTCAGCTGGCATAGAACTTATAACTGGCGTACCAGAGTATAAAAACATTAAACCAACTGCTATTGCAACGTAATGATGTAAAACATCACTAAGTTTTTCTTTTATATTCTCCATTGGCATTTCCTCCATTAGAGATAACGGACTATAATAATAACATTGTTTTATAAAGCATGTCAAGTTAGTTGACTAAAAAATATATTTATAGTTAACTAATAATTATATTTATTTTTAATATAAAAAATATAAAACTCTTCACATAGAGAATTCTTTTTGGTAGAATTAACTTCTTAATAAAAATTAGTAGCCAAAAGGCGGAAAAGGTGTGTATATGTCAAAAGTTATTGAAACCCCATATGAAAATTTTATTGCATTATCTAGATATGCTAGATGGATATCGGATGAGAATCGCCGTGAGACTTGGGGAGAAACAGTAGATAGATATTTTGCTTTCATGTTAGATCATTTAAAAACATTTAGTTATGTTCCAGATTTAAAACTTGTTGAAGATCTAAAAGAAGCAGTTTATAGCAGAAGTGTAATGCCTTCAATGAGAGCAGTAATGACTGCAGGCGCTGCTCTTGATAGAGACCATGTTGCAGGATATAACTGCTCATTTGTCCCAGTAGATAATCCACGATCATTTGATGAAACTATGTATATTTTAATGTGTGGAACTGGTGTTGGATTCTCTGTTGAGTATAAGTATGTTAACAAACTTCCTGCCGTCCCAGAATCATTTGAAAAGTCATCAACAGTTATCGTTGTAGAAGATTCAAAGCAGGGATGGGCAAAGGCATATCGTGAACTTCTTGCAATGCTTTGGGCAGGACAGGTTCCAGCAATTGATGTATCAAAGCTTCGCCCAGCTGGAGCAAGACTTAAAACAATGGGCGGAAGATCTTCAGGCCCTCAGCCACTTGTAAATCTTTTTGATTTTACAATCGCAAAATTTAAAGGTGCAGCAGGTCGCCAGTTGAAGCCTATCGAAGCTCACGATATAATGTGTAAGATTGGTGAAATTGTTGTGGTTGGCGGAGTTCGTCGTTCTGCAATGATTTCTCTTTCAAACATTAATGACATTGAGATGGCAGCAGCCAAGTCAGGTAACTGGTGGGAAAATAATTCTCAACGTGCATTATCAAATAACTCAGTAGCATATTCTCGCAAGCCAGAAATGGAGCAGTTTATTGCTGAATGGAAGAATTTATATGACTCAAAATCAGGTGAACGTGGCATATACAATGTTGCCGCTGCTCAAAAGCAAGCAGCAAAATGGGGTAGAAGAGATCCAGAAATACACTATGGAACTAACCCATGCTCAGAAATTATCCTTCGCCCTTATCAGTTTTGTAATCTATCCGAAGTTGTAATTCGTGAAAACGATACACGAGAGACAATCGCAGAGAAGGTAAGACTAGCAACTATTCTTGGGACATGGCAATCAACACTTACTGATTTCAAGTATCTTCGTAAAATTTGGAAAGACAATACAGAAGAAGAGCGTCTATTAGGAGTCTCGTTAACTGGTCAGTTTGGACATACCTTCATGTCTGGCAAAAAGGGATTGGACCAGCTAGAAAATTATCTCGGAGAGCTAAGAGATTCTGCTAGAAAGACAAATAAGGATGAGGCAACAAAGATTGGTATTAATGAATCTGCTGCAATTACATGTGTCAAGCCATCTGGAACAGTTTCACAACTTGTTGGAGTATCTTCTGGAATGCATCCATGGCATTCTGAATATTACATCCGCACAGTTCGTGGAGACAAAAAGGATCCACTTTCTACATTCTTAAAGGAAGTTGGCATTCCATGCGAAGATGACTTCATGAAGCCAAACGATACATATGTATTCTCATTTCCAGTAAAGGCACCAGAAGGTG